CAGATGCTGCTGCTAAAGCCACTGCTAATTGTCCAGCTGCTATTGTTTCAGCAGTGGTTACTGGAATAGATGCTGCTTCTGCTGCTGTTTTTGCTACCGTGGCTCCTGTCAATGCTGTCGTAGCTGTTGTGGCTATCGCAGTAGAAACTGCTGTTTCTGCTATTTTAACTGCGGGAAAAATAGCTTCAACTATTCCCTTGGCTACTATTTGTGCTATTAACTGTTGAAAACTTCGTAATATTGATAATGCCCAATTATTTACATACTCACGAAAATTCTGAAAGCCTTCTTTTGTAATCATAAAGAAATCAGTAAAGGCATCTGTTAATCTATTTACTATTTCCTGTTGAGCAGAAAGTTCCTTCATTTTCTCAATCATAGTATCCATCAAAGGCATTCCTGGTCTCATACCAGCATCCCACAAATTATTTAATGTTGTCTTGAAAAAAGACATTTGAGCCTGAGTAGTATTAAATGATTCTCCAAGAGTTCTATTCTTTAATGTTATAAGATCCAATTCTGTTTGAAACTTCTGTAGAGGAGTTATATCAGTAGTTGCACCAAATCCAATAGCACCAGTTCTTTTAAATAATTTTTCATAATCAGTGGGGACACCCCCTTTAATTCTATTTTTTTCTATTCTATCTAATTCCTTATTTTGTTCTTTAAGTGTTTCATTATAATTTTCCAAAACTTCAAAAGCCTTTTTCATAGCATTTGTTTCCTCTTCAATCCCATCTGTAACTTCCTTTATTACTCCAACTGCTCGTCCACTACTATCTATAAAACTATCTATGGCTGATTGAGCACCTTCAACTTGCTGTTTATATACACCTAACTTTTTATTTTCATTTTCAATTGTTGCAGCATACTGTCCATGGACGGTAAGCATCCTCTCAGCCCATTTCCATTCCTTCCATAATGCAGTTCCTTTAACAGCTGGAGGTCCTTTGGCTTGAATAGCAATTGCCTTTTCATAGTCTTTTGCAGATACTCCTGCCTCAGCATAATAGTACTTAACCCTATCCAACTGTTGTTTCACAGCATTTGTTGCCCAATTAAGATGACTTTGTAATTGCATAAAGTTCATCTGGGCAAAGTCAACTTCTGTTAAATCTTTTAACTTCTTTAACTCACCATTTACATCCACCAATGAAGTATAAAATGAATCATTGGCTCGTATCGTATCCTCAACTTTCCTCTGATATCTTATTAATCCTACCGCAGCAAGTCCTAAAACAGTAACCAAAATTCCCCAAGGACCACCTGTTATCACAGTTGTAAATAACAATCTGGAGGCGGTTATAGCTACCTTCATAACGGCAACCAAACCAGATATGGAATATATAATAAGAGAGAATGCCATAGATAATGGTCCTGCTGCTGCTATCCATGCCAGTTGAACCAATTTATTGTGTTTCTCAGCATCACTTAAATCATTAAACCAAACAGTCAATTTCTCTAATTTCTTTATCAAACTTTCCAAAATAGGTAGGAAGGTTTCTGCCACTGTTTTCCCCAATGAAATAAGAGCAACCTTAGAAGAAGAAATAGCAACATCATATCTTACTTTTATAGTTTTAGCAACTGCTGCAAAGGCTTCTCCCAATGTTCCAGTGGAATTGGTTACTCTCTCCATCAACTCAGAGTTATACTTCATATTCTTTCCAGCCAAACTCAAATAAAGCATTAAGGCACGGATATTTGGAAAAATTTTACCTAATGTTTCAATTCCGTATTTTTCTGTTAAACCTCTCACTTTTTCAAGAGTAGGCATAAGTCCCTTCTCTGCCAGTGACTTCCTTAATTCTCCAAAAGATGAACCCAACGCTTCTATCTGATCAATACTCTGCTTGGCTGGATTTATGAGTTTCATAAGGAAGTTCCTCAGGTATGTGGCTGAATTGGCAGCACTTGCTCCACTTAACGTCATGGCTGCCATAGCACCTGCTACCTGATCAAAAGAAACTCCTAATTGTGCGGCATAAGGAATAACAGACCCAATAGAAGTTGCAAACTGATCAGCTTCCGCCTTACCTTCTCTTACTGCAGCCACAAGGATATCAGTAGCATAGGCAGCTGTCATTCCAGTTCCGGCATAAGCATTTAATACTGATGTAAGTAAATTAGCTATATCTTCAGTCTGTCCTAATCCCGCCGTAGCCGCCTTTGCAGATACTTTCAACACCTCCATTGCTCTGGCTCCCTTAATACCGGAAGAGGAAATAAAATATAAAGCATCCGCTAATTCCTGTGGTCCTCTGGCGAGTTTTGGAGCCACCGCTAATATCTCAGCACTCCATGCATTAACAGCTTTTTGAGCAACTCCAGTCAACCCTACAATTTTCTGCATAGAAAACTCATAACTGGAAGCCATTTTCATAGCAGCCTTTCCTGCCATGACCATTGGCATAGTCACAGCTGCCGTTGCTAAATACCCAAAAGTACGAAACCTCTGTGCAGTGGTGTTTAATGATTTTGTAGCATTATTCAACCCTGTTACATCAGCTCCTATTGTCACCCAAAGTGTACCTATGTTCATTTCTTCTCTTTCTTTTTAACTGATGGTATTTTACCACTTGCCACTCTCTTATTATGTTCTCCAAATATGTCCATCAATATTCTCTTCTGCTCTTCAACACTTTGTACATTGATCTTCTTCTCTTTAACATCCCAATCCAACATGAAATCCATTGGTATAGTATGTTTTGCTCCTTTCTTACCATGTACACAAATTGCTATATTGGTAATCAAAGAACTTAGATATGCCAGTCTAAAATCATCCCTCCACGTACCTATTGGATCTAATCTATCGTATGCTTCCCATTCACTCAACTGTCTTGAAGTCAGTTGATCCAATAGATGATCTGGATGAACTACTCCTATTTCTCTGCAGAGGCGGAATTGGAATTGTCGGCTTGGCCGACTTCGAAGTTTTTTACTAATGCCTCCTTATCCTCTTCTGTAATTGCATTGAGTTTTTGTGCAACATTAACTATCTTCTCAAGTCTGGCTGCACTCATGTTTCTACTTAATAAATCATAATCCTCAAATTTCAATAGGGCTACTCCATTCTCATCACAAAGTGTACAAACTGCTAACTTTGCCCGAAAATCATTCATCCTTGTAGTTACCTTATTGTCTTTGTCAAATACAAATAAGGAACGTTCAAATGAATCTCTTTCTCTTCCTGTCATTTGTTTTACAAAAACAAACTCATCTTTTCCTAAATCAACCTTGACTACTTCAAGTTTTTCTTTCTTTAATAATGCTTCTCTGTCTAATGTTTTCATGATTAATTGTTTTTAAATTGTGAATAATAAAATCTTGATTAGATTCTTTTTTAATTGTTTAATCTATACACTTGAACCCGAACCTGAATTAATGACAACCTGTCCACTGACTTTAAGAGTTACATCTGCTGTAACCTTATCATCAGCTGGAATGGCTAATCCCAACTCAGTAACCAGAGCCGTAAACTCAAATGAAGTATATTCAGCATCTGGTAGATAAATTTCATAGTTCTGGAGATCCTCACTCTCAAAATCCGTATTCATTATCTCGTAAGTTGCACGAGTAAAATTCATCGGAAGAGTAACCGTTCCTCCATCACGAAAGCCTCCAATAAACTCTCGATAACCACCAGTGGAATCTAATGATGTTACATCAATCGTATCCCTGGATTTTGTTGGTCCTGTTATCGAGTTAATTTCGGCAATGTCACTAAAATTTGGATCAGCGTCTCCGCCCCATCTCCGAAATTTTGTTCCTACGCCAGCTATGGCATTACTCATTTTTACCTCCTTCTTAATTATACAGCACGACGCTGTAAGTTAAAATTTACTATAAACCTTGGTAATCCATTATCATCCCAATCCAGTAGAGCGGGACCACTGGAACAGTAGATAACTGTATATAAAGTGTCATTCCATGTTTCATGTGATTTACCATGGAGTGCATCTTTTATATTATTTATTAAATTCCATCCATTAACATAACCTGTATTTCTTACTCGTATTTGTATAGATGGATATTCATACCCTGTATCTGTTAAACCCAAGTACGGTGGAAAACCAGGTGTGTCATATATTGTTACACATTCCTTCGGTGTTACCGGTTCCCTTCCAATAAATAAATTAGTACCGAAGACTAAATCAAAACTTCCAGAGGAATCATCTTTGGCTTCCAACATGTGCCTGATATCAATACTAGGTGCTTGCATTGTCTATCCTTTTATTTTTGCATTGTCTTTTACTATTTGAACAATCTTTTGACTATTATTCTTAACAGCTGATTCAAACCACTTTGGACCAGACTCAGGACGTTTATAATGCATTCCAAGACCAATTTCTCCATGCCCTTCGTGAACATATAAAGCATAATTGGCAGAATACCCCATTATTAAAACTTTCTTTTTCCCTACTGATTGTACTGCTGCCATTCCTTGAGCCTCTCCTATCGTGGCTGAATGATCAGAAGAAATCTTTGCAGCTTTTGGTCCTCTAAACCCATGTGTTCCTTTTCCAACTTGAACTCCTTTTGCTGTTACCACAAACCAACTTGCTCTCAAGTTTCCTAAATCAACAGGAGTTAATGGAGGAGTTTTCTCCGTTTCGTTTCTCACCAAAGCAGCTCCCATAATCAATCCTTTCATACTCCTTGACTTAATTCCTTCAAGTTGCCTGTTTAGGTTTGCTTCAACCTCTTTAAATCCATGTATTTGTGCTGCTCCTGCCATTTAAAATCCTCCAAATGATAAACTTGGTGTCAAATATGCTTTTCTTAAATATCCTGCACCTTTTAAATCTGGTGTCTTTTGAAATCTCTTTATCACGTATGCTCCTTCAATAGTTTCAGGACTGTTTATTCCTCCAGCACTGCTGTCTGTTGCATAATCATCATAAAGAGTTTCTAATGTACCAAGAAACAACATTCCCTCTTCATCAACATCTTGTAAAACAAATACCAATGCTCTGGAAGTAATTTCAGCTCCTTTGGCATCTGTTACTATTTGATGCATATCCTCCCAGCGACAATAAATTTCTACTGGATCAGCAAAGGTTTTCCCACCAAATCCGTCTTCAGTTGGACTGCCCCAATAGACGCAAACTTGTTTGCATTGTCTCTTTATCATAG